CGCCAGCGTAGGCGGTAAACTGGAATTACATTGCGCCTCACAACCCCGTATCGATACGGAGGCTTGTAAAGGCTGTAACATCTGTGTAAAGCACTGTGCTCACGATGCCATCCATTTGAATAACAACCGAAAGGCCGAAATTGATTACGAGCGTTGTGTAGGTTGCGGGCAATGTGTGGCTCTTTGCCAATACGACGGTGCCGTAATGGGCGAAGGTGATACTTCCGAGCGATTGAATTACAAGATCGACGAGTACACCAAAGCCGTATTATCAGACAAGCCCCATTTCCATGTTAGTTTTATCATGAACGTATCTCCGGAGTGCGATTGCTGGAATCATAACGATGCCGCCATCATCCCTGATTTGGGGATCGCCGCATCTTTCGATCCGGTGGCCTTGGATAAGGCTTGCGCCGATATGGTTATCAACGCTCCTATCATCGGAGGTAATAAATTAGCCGAGGCTCATCCTCACGAACACCTTGAGGGAGAGGATAAATTCCATTTGATTCATCCGGATACGAACTGGCAAGCCGGCCTACGTTATGCGGAAGAAATCGGACTGGGTTCTCAAGCGTATGAATTAATAACGGTTTAATAGACGGAATGAGTACAATTTGCGCTATATCTACAGCTCCGGGAGTAGGAGGAATCGCAGTGATTCGTGTCTCCGGACCGGATACTTTCAAGATTTGTGATCGGATATTCCGGCCGAAGAAGGCAGGTAAAAGTTTATCTACCCAAAAGGCTTATACCTTAACGTATGGTTCCATCGTCGGTAACAATGACGAAACCATAGATGAGGTGATCGCCGCTGTTTTCCGTGCCCCCCATTCTTTCACGGGGGAAGATACGGTGGAAATCACCTGCCACGGCTCGACGTATATCCAACAACAAATCCTGCAATCCCTTATCTCCAGCGGATGCCGTATAGCGCAACCGGGTGAATATACGCAACGTGCTTTCATGAATGGCAAGATGGACCTTAGCCAAGCGGAGGCCGTTGCGGATTTAATCGCCTCCACTTCGGCCGGCCAACATCGTTTGGCTCTAAGCCAGATGCGAGGTGGTTTCAGCAAGGAACTTGCCGAACTTCGGAACCAGCTGCTCCATTTCACCTCTCTCATGGAGCTGGAACTGGATTTCAGTGACCATGAGGAATTGGAGTTCGCTGATCGTAGCGAGCTTCGCACGCTTGCGGATCATATCGAACAGGTCATCTCCAAACTCGCCCAATCTTTCAGCGTAGGTAACGCGATCAAAAACGGTATTCCCGTCGCCATCATCGGTGAGACGAACGCCGGCAAATCTACTTTACTAAACGCCTTGTTGAACGAGGATAAAGCGATCGTCAGCGACATCCACGGAACGACCCGTGACGTTATCGAGGATACGATCAATATCAACGGCCAACTCTTCCGTTTCATCGACACCGCCGGTATTCGTGAAACAAGCGATGCGATCGAAGCTCTCGGTATTGAACGTAGTTTCAAGGCTCTAGACCAAGCGCAAATCGTCATCCTCATGTACGACTTAACCCGTGACCTCAAGGATTTCGAGGCTTTCTATCAAGAAATAGCTCCGAGATTAACAAATAAGTCTGTTATCTTAGCGATGAACAAATGCGATGTATTACCCACATCCTCTCTCCCAACCTTCTCTTTCCCCACCGAAGGCTGGCATCAAATCGCTATTTCCGCCAAGAGCAAGCTGCATATCGCAGAGCTACAACAACTCCTCACGGAAGTCTCTTCCATTCCCACCCTCCACCAAAGCGACATCATCGTAACGAATGTCCGCCACTTCGAGGCACTTACGCATGCGCTGGAAGCTATACATAGGGTACAAGAAGGTTTGAACTCCAGCCTTTCCGGGGATTTCATCTCGCAAGATTTACGAGAGTGTATATTCCATTTATCGGATATCGTAGGAGAGGTTACGACAGATCAGGTGCTGGGGAATATATTTCGGCATTTTTGCATCGGCAAGTGAAGTAAGTAAAACGGAAAGCAAAAGGCATACAAAACGGGTGTAATCAATGATAGATAACAGTTAATCAATCAATGTTTTACATACCATATAAACCGATATGAAATTTTTCTCTGATTATACCCGTTTTATTATTTTTTTGTTGTTATTTTGTTGCTCGTATCGAAAACAGCAACAAAAGCAACAAAAATTATGGGAAAATCGAAAGAACCGATAAGGCTCAGACAGAGAAAGACCGCTTCGGGGAATATCACGTTATACCTCGACATCTACCTGAACGGGAAAAGGTCTTATGAATACTTGAAACTCTATCTTATCCCTGAAACGAACAGAAAGGATAAGGAGAAGAACCGTCAGACGCTTCAACTCGCCGAGGCGATAAAAGCCAAGCGGGTTGTTGAACTTCAAAACGGAGAATACGGTTTTAACGCCGCCTACAAACTTGAAACGAACTTTCTTGACTATTACCGGGCTATGTGTGAGAAACGTCACGGCAGCCCCGAGAGCCGGGGAAACTGGGGTAATTGGTATAGCTGCCTCAAACACCTTGAACGGTATTGCAAGCCTAACACCACATTCAAGGACATAACACCTGAATGGATAATCGGTTTTCGTGAACACCTTGACAAGAACGCCCGTTGCAGAGACAAACGGAAGATTATCACAACGGAAGAAGTGACAAAGCCGCTTTCACAAAACAGCAAGGTCAGTTACTTCAACAAACTCCGTGCCTGTATCAATCAGGCGTTTGAAGACAGGATAATACCGCACAACCCTCTTCGTGGCATTGAGGGTTTCAAACAAGCTGAAACGGAAAGAAGTTATCTGACTTTGGAAGAAGTAAAAGCGATGGCTGCTGCCCATTGCAAATACCCAGCCTTGAAAAATGCGTTCATGTTCTCATGCCTGACAGGTCTTCGCAAATCAGATATTGAGAAACTCCGTTGGCGTGAAGTTCAGCAGCAAGGAGATTTTACCCGGATAATCTTCAAACAGAAGAAAACGGGCGGGCAAGAATACCTTGACATCAATAAACAAGCGGTTCAATACATGGGGGCTCGCCGTGAACCTGATGACCGGGTTTTTGTCGGTTTCAAATACAGTGCCTATTTGATAGCTGAGTTAAGAATGTGGGCAAACAGGGCGGGAATAACAAAAGACATCACGTTCCATTCAGGGCGGCACACATTCGCTGTCCTCATGCTTGACCTCGGCGCAGACATTTATACGGTTCAGAAACTTCTCGGGCACAAGGAGCTTTCTACAACACAGATTTATGCGAAAATCCTTGATAAGAAAAAGCAGGAGGCGGTTGCGATGATACCCGATATTTTCGGGGCTGATAACAACAAGGAATAAGAGACGGGGGCAGCCTCATGGCTTTGCCCCTGTCCTCGTTTCATAGAAGTCTCCCTCGCCCGTCAGAAGCCAGCGTGCGGAAACCTTGTATTCTTTCACTATATAAGTCAACCAAGCAGGTTGAAAAATGTCACTTGCCAAGTTCTTTTCAAGTTTGTTCAAATTCCAGCGATTTATATCAAACTCACGGGTAAAAGTCTGTTTACCTCTTATTTTCCCGTCATCTTTCAAGCGGTAAAGAGCCTCAAAAAAACGGCGTACTATCTTTTGGCTGTCTTCTGTCTGCATAATTCATCTGATTTTGCGGCTGCGGTTGCAAATTTGGCGTTAATTTCTCTCTCCCGGACATTAAGGCGTTCCCTCCATGATTGAATCGTGTCGGGGCTGAAATCGGCTTTCTCCCCCTCTCTGACCTGACGTTCAAACATGCGGAGTTCATCGGGTGTCATAACGGGAATAAAGCGTTCAAGTTCCATGACTTGATAAACGTGTTCAAGGGCTTCACGGCGCAAGTCCGCTTGTTTCTCATCACTCAGCATTTCCCCCTGCCCCGTCAAGAACCAACGGGCGTTTATCTCGGGCAAAGCCTCAATGATTGAGACAACGGGCTGCAACCCGAAATCAACGCCTTTCAGAAGTTTAGACAGATATTGCGGCGACCAATTCAAAAGGGCTGCAAAGGCGGTCTGTCTCCCGCCAGTCTTATACTTTATAATATCTTGAAGTCTTCTATTCATATCCATATTTAGGTATTTTGAAAACACTTTTCCCGACAACCGCTATACGGCAACGGCAGAGCTTGCATTCCCTTCCCGGCGGGCATTGATTTTTTTGTTTTCTTGAATCTGTTCTTTCAGCATTTCCATTAATTCATCTATTTGTTTGTCACGGGCTGAAAGGCTTTCCGCTTGCTGCTTGATAATTTCCCAAACATCTTTAGGAACAGCCACCCCGCTGTCTTCACTGTTCAGATTATTAGCAAGGAACATTTCTCCCTCGCCTGATTGAAGCCAAACAAAGTTTATATTTTCATCAAGGGAACAAATTCGCTTCATAAACTTCTCGGAAAGAGGCACTTTACCCGTAACAATCTGAGAGAAAGAAGACTTTGTATATCCCAGAGTTTCAGCCAAAGCCCTTTCATTTTCCGCTATTTCCTTGAAAATAAGCCAGTTTATAACTTTTCTCAATCGTCTAAGATGTTCCATTAGTAAATATAATTATTGTTAAATTATAAATTTAATTTCGATTTATTCTTTCAAAATAATTACTTTGTTTATATTTGCACCGTCATACAATTTTATATGCGGACAAATATACGAAATAATAAATAAAATCGGAATAAACTGATAAGTAAATTTTTGATATGGAAAGAATTACGGACAAACTCAAAAAACTTCTCGCTCTCGCAGAACGGGGATGCGGTGGGGAGGCAGAGAACGCCCGCCGTCTTCTTGAAGAACACCTGAAAAAATACGGTATGACGTTTGAAGACATCTGCGAAAACAAGACTTCACGCAGGACATTCAAGTATAGGAACAAAGAAGAACGCACGATTATCATTCAAGTGTTTTTATCGGTTCTCGGCAGCAAGAGTGAAGCATTTAAAGCGTCAACTTACATCGCTTCAAAGAAGACAATCTACATAGATTTGACAGACTTGAAATATGCTGAAATATCCGACATGGTTGCGTTCTTCAAGTCTCAGTTCAACAAAGAGAAAAAACGCCTGATGAAAGACATTCTCTACGCTTTCGTCAAAAAACACAACATCTTTGACTGCACCCCTAATGATGATGACGAAGCAAGCGACAAGGAAATAGACATTGAAGAACTTATGCGCATTTTATCCTTATCAAATGGTATGGAAGACGTGACATATAGAAAAGCAATTTCAAACAAATGACGATATGGAAACAATGATTTTTAAGACACCCTGCCAAACAGAACGGGAAGCCCGTGACTTGGCTATTTATAACGAGTATAACGCCCTGATTGCCGTTGAGGGACAGAGCAAGACGCTCGTAACAGAACACCTGATGAAGAAATACAATATCCACAGCGCAGGAACTATTTACTTGATTCGCCGCCGTGTGGAGAAGAAATTGGAAGCGCAGAAAGGGGGTATAAATGGCACTAAGTAAAGAGGCGCAAAAAATCAAGACCGAGTACAATAAAAAGTACATGGAAAGGTATTGGGAGCGCAAAGCTGAAAAGAGAAAAAACGAGACCAAAGCGGCGGCAGAAAAGACAAAAACTGTGACAACCAAAAGAACGACAAAGACTGTGAGCACCGTTACAGTCAAAGAAACAGAACTTTTTGAATGGCTTTTCCCCGAACCGCACGTCACGGAGGTAACGGTCTCCCGGAACGGACAGTCTGACGCACAGTATATCAAAGCCCTTGAAACGGCGAACAAGACGATAAACACGGAGAATGCCCGTCTTCAAAAACTCCTGACTAAGTATCAAGACATCGTTAGAACAGGATTAAAAGCGATAATGTTTGACATCGAAAACTGTAAGTCATTATGAAAAAGAAAATTATTCAATGGGGGCTGATGACTGTTCTCTGTCTTTGGGGAATGGTTTCATTCATGGTTCTCGCAGGAGAAGAAGCCCCCGAGGTATGTATGACATTGGGCGATTTCTTTCTGATTAAAGCCCTTGCAATAACAAGTTTTTCAGGTTGTATTCTATGCGGGAAATGGCTCTCAAAAAAGGGTCTTTTACCGGAAATAAACATACAGGAGGATTGAATATGGAAATCACTTTGGAACAACTCAATGAAAAGATAGACAACCTTTCACGGCTGACGCTTATCAGTTCAAAAACGGTTCTTGACTTTGAAGAAACGATTTTGTTCACGGGATTGAGCAAAGGACACCTTTACCGCCTGACAAGCAACCGGGAGATACCGTATTTCAAAAAGAACCGCAAGCTATATTTCAAAAAATCTGAATTGGAAGAATGGATGCTTGACCAGCGCATTCCGACAAAAAATGAAATCCAAAGTCAGGCGACAACTTATTTGGCAACCCATAAATAACACCGCCATGAATAACCGAACAGCAAACATATTTGACGCATGGATTATCAACCAACACAACAGGCTGAAAGAAAGAATCGCTTCTTCAACCATGTTCGATGATGATGTTTTTCAGGAAACATACCTGACCATGCGGGAAGCCTTGACGATAAAGGATATTGAACTCGATTTTGAACCCGTGTTCATCAAGCTATACAGACGTATGTTAGCACGTGAGTTAAGCACAGAGTTCAGATATTCCCACCCCGACCCCTTGTTCTTTGTTCTTCTCCATTCTGATGAAGAAAACCCGGAAGAAATTGGGCAAACCCCGGCAGAGAACATTCAGGCGAAACAAGTTGATGAATATGTGAGATACAATTTCAAGCCCAATGACTACCTGATATTTCATTTGAAATTCTTTCAGGCTATGACTTGGCAAGGCTTGATAGACTACACGGGGCAAAGTTCAGCCACAATAGCAAGAAGACTGAATAATATGAAACACGCTGTGAAACAGCATTTTACCCCCCCCATTTTATAACATACATTAACATTCAAATAACATAACTAAAAAGCAACAGCGATATGAAACTTACAATTTTTGACAAGAACAACAGCGGAACGACATCAGCAAGAACAGGCGTTCGCTCGGTTTATATCAACAGAAAAACCGGGAATATTTCATTCTCAAACACCTTGAAAAAAGGGAAAGAAATCACAGTTGAACAGACCGTCTATTTTGCCAAGGACGAAGACAGCAAGACGGGAGATTGGTATATATGCTTCAACGCCGGAGAAAACGGGTTAGCCCTCAGAGAGAAAAAGAACAGCGGCTATGCGAAAGACTGTGAACGCACGATTTATTTCAGCAACAAGTTCATCGCAAACAAAATTCTTGACGCTTCAAAAGCCCAGCAGTCAGCCTCTTTTCTTGTCAGTGAGAAACCCGTTATGATTGACGGCAAAGAATGGTTCAAAATCGTGTTATCAAAGCCATTGAGAGTTAACTAAATAAATTATTCACATTTCAAATTTCATCATTATGGAAAATGACATTATTGAAATCAAACAAGCTGAAATGCTTGCGGGAATTACCCGGTCAGAAATTGACATTCAGATTGCCACGGCGAAGCAATATCCCCGTGACCTGAATACAGTCTTGAACAAAATCGCCACCTATGCCACAATGGATAAGGAAACGGCAGAAGACTGCTTCTATGTTCTCAGAAGAAAGGACGCAAACGGTAATGACAACACCATTGAAGGGCTTTCAATCCGTATGGCAGAAATCATCGCAGGGGCTTGGGGAAACCTGAGAGTTCAGACCCGCATCATCGGAAATGACGGGCGTAAAATCACGGCTCAGGCTGTCTGCCATGACCTTGAAACAAACTTCGCCGTTTGCAAGACCGTTGACCGCCGGATAACAACGAAAGCGGGTAAGACATACAGTGACGACATGCAGGTTGTGACAGGTAACGCAGCCGCCTCAATCGCTTTCAGAAATGCAGTCTTGGCGGTCATACCGAAAGCCGTTACAAAACGTGTCATTAATGAAGTTAAAAAGGTTGCGCTCGGTCAGGCGATTGACGTTGAGACATCACGCAAGAACTGTTTGGCGAACTTCGCAAAAGCGGGTGTGACGGAAGCCATGATTTGCCAATATCTCGGTATTAAGGCTATCGCAGAAATCGACAAAGAAAAGCTGTTTGAACTTAGAGCTACTTGGAACGCTATCAAAGAGGGAACGACAACCGTTCAGGAAACCTTTGTCAAACCACAGCTTGAAGCCAAGGCACAAGAAGAAGCCGATAAAAAGACCGCTTCGGCGGCTGACAAGGCGGCAGCGGCTATCGCACAAGCAACGGGAACAGCCCCAGCCAATATCGACCCTGAAACGGGTGAAATCAAAGAAGACAAGTCAAAGAAAACATCAACATCTAAAAAATAAACATTATGAACAACGAAATTATTGAAGTCAAAAGAGACGATTTGCGGGAACTTTATCAGGTATTAACCAATTACCCGGCTATTTCAAAAGAACAGGTTCAGAACGAAATGCACAAAGTTTTCGGGGAAGATACATTCAAGCCCAAAGACATCATGGAGCGTGTAAAGACCTTTGAAGACGCTTGCCGTGAACTTGGAGAAGACCACCCGTTTGTAAGCGCATACACCGCATGGATAAAGCATGAAGAGTTTGACGACCAAGAAGACATTCTCGCTTATATGAAACTCCGTATCATCTGCGCCGCCTTGAACGAGGGCTGGGAGCCTCAATTCACAGAGGACGAATGGCGTTATTATCCTTGGTTTTGGCTCTATACTCAGAAAGAAATCAATGACATGGATGAAGACGAAAAAACAGACCGCCGCTTAATGTCAACAGGCGACTATCAAACAGGTTATGCGGGTCTCGCCTATGCGCTCGATTATCGCCCCCTCGCTTGCGACTGCGTACGTCGGTTCTCGCCTTTGCTTAAAGAGCGACACGCTCGCCGTTTACTGCGGGAAACAATTCATCAACATCTGGGCAGACTTCTGTCTTATCCGCAAGTGAGTAACAACAAAAGTTTAACATTCAAATATCAACAGTTTATGGAAACTAAAAATAACAGCGAATTTATGTCACAGGTTGACGCATTTTCAGGAGAAATGCAGAAGTTTATAGAAAAGTCGGAAGGTAAACACGCCGTAATTATCATCGCCTCTGAGTCTGACGAAAACGGGGAAGGCTCACGTCAAACCGGGTATATCATGGGAAATGAAGAAGAAGTCGTTCACGCTTTAGTTGGGTTTATGAGACAACCCCAAGGACGTGAGTTGTTAAAGAGGGCTGCTTCTCTAAGTATGCTTGATTCTTTGATGAAATCAGTATTGAACGCAAAAGAACAGGAGGAAAGAAAATGAGCTACACGATTATCAGACCGAAAGACCGTAACGAATGGCTTGAACACAGAAAGTCAGGTATCGGGAGCAGTGAGGTTGCAACCATTCTCGGGTTGAACCCGTGGGAAACCCCTTATCAGCTTTGGAGACGCAAGGTAGGTCTTGATGAACCTAAAACAGAGACCTTCGCTATGAAAGCGGGTCATTATCTTGAAGACGCTGTTGCGCAATTTTGGCATGACGATACGGGACGTGAAATAATCAAGTCATCAGCCGGAGACTGGCTGATAAGAAACAATGAACGCCCCTATCTTCAGGTCAGCCCTGACCGCACATATTGGCTCGCAGGAGAAAAGAAGAACGCTTCAAACAAAGGTGTTTTGGAATGCAAGACCACCCAAATGAAAATTTCCGCTGATGATTTACCGAAGCATTGGTTCTGTCAGGTTCAATATCAACTCGGAGTTGCGGAATTAAAAGAGGGCAGTTTGGCTTGGCTCTGTTCAGGACGTGAGTTCGGCTACAAAGACCTGTCTTTTGTTCCTGACTTCTACGCATGGATAGTTGAAGAAGTTGAAAAGTTTTGGCGTGACAACATTCAAGGGAAGAAAGAACCCGAAGCGACATCGGTTCAAGACATTCTGCTGAAATTCAACCGTCACACGGACGGGAAAATCGTTGAAGTGAATGACGCTATTTTCTCAGACTATCAAAAGTTGAAAGAAGTCAAGAAAGAGATGGATAAACTTGATGAAATCAAGACAGAGTTGGAAGAACGCATTAAACTCGGCTTCGGAGACGCAGAGGCTATCAGCTACGGAGGTCAGACGCTCGCCACATGGAAAGCCCCCAAGCCGTCAATGAAGTTTGACGACAAGGCTTTCAAAGCCGCACACCCTGAAATGGTTTCCGAGTTCTCAAGGGAGGTTCAGGGGGCACGCCGCTTCCTGTTAAAATAAGGTTCAATCAACAAAGAAAGGTCAGACAGTTATGTATATCATTTCAAACAAGCAAATGGAAGATATAATCAGCTATATCGAAGCATGGAAAGACGGGGTTCAAGTTGAAGAAAAAGACACCCGGACGTACAACAAGGTTCGTCTCGCCAATATCCTTGTGAAGAAATTGAAAGCGAAACAGCCGCTTTCAAAGCCTGAACTTTCTGAGAGCCTTAAAAAAAATCTTCGTGATTTAAAGTGAGTACAACGTAATCACTTATCTTTGCAATAACCGAAATGAAAAGACAGTTAAACAACAATATAAACTCCGTACATGGGTTGAACATCCGAAAGGTTTTCAAACGCTTGCTGTTATGCGTGGTTAGCCCTAAATACGGAGTTTTATTCTCTCAAATATGATAACACTCAGAGAAAACCAAACAGAGCCGATAAACAAGGCTATTCAGTTTTTCACGGAAAAGAAACCGAAGCCGAGTTTGATTGTTCTCCCGACCGCCTGGGGAAAATCAATACTGACGGCTTTTGTCGCAAAGAACAGCAACGATAAAATGATTGTTCTTCAACCCTCGAAAGAGTTGCTCGAACAAAACTATTTGAAATATTGCTCGCTATGCGGGGATTTCGCCTTGAATGCGGGAATTTACAGCGCAAGTTTCGGGCGAAAGGACATCGCCCATATAACTTACGCCACGATAGGCTCAATAAAGAGCCTCGGGGCTAAATTCAAGTCTCTCGGGTTTACAAAAATGTTGATTGATGAAGCGCACCTTTATCCCCGTGAGGCTGACAGTATGCTCGGACGTTTCCTGAAAGAAAGCGGCATAACCCACGTTCTCGGAATCACGGCTACCCCCGTGAAGCTGCAAACGAACCGGGATAAGGACGGGCAGAACTTCTCAAAACTTGTCATGCTGACCTCCCGTTCAAAGAAAGGCAACTTCTTCAAAGACATCATTCATGTCGGGCAGGTGGCTGAAATGGTTCGCCTCGGCTTTTGGTCTCCGCTTCAATATGAGACAGCGGGATTCGACAGCAGTCTTCTTGTCTTCAACAGTTCAAAATCTGAATACACGGAAGAAAGCGTTCAGCGGGCGTATGATGCGAACGGAGGATCTGAACAGATTGTTCAAGCCCTTGACAGACATTCAGACCGCCGCCATATTCTTGTCTTCGTTCCCTCTGTTGAGGACGCTATAACACTTTCAAAGAAATACCCAAACTCAGCCGTGATTTACGGGGAAATGGATAAGACGGAACGTTCTCAGGTCATCACACGTTTCAAGGCGGGCGAAATACGGGTCATATTTAACGTCAGAGTGCTTTCGACAGGCTTTGACTATACAGGTATCGACTGCATCGTTTTAGGCGTTTCTACGGCTTCTATCGCCTTGTATTATCAGATTATCGGACGTGCGACACGTATTGACCCCGAGAAAACGGACGCTTTGATTGTTGACCTCGGCGGCAATGTTGAACGTTTCGGGCGTGTTGAAGACATCACGTTTGAGCAGGGTAAAATGTGGCGAATGTTCGGAACGGGCGGGCGGCTTCTGTCAGGCATACCCATTTCGGACATCGGTCATTACACCCGTGAAGACACACGGGCGATAGACGCTCGGGCAGAAGCCCCGATTGAAATCATGCCTTTCGGCAAATATAAGGGGAACAGAATAGCGGACATTCCCCTTGATTACCGTCAATGGATGATACGCTCCTTTGAATGGAACGCAAGGAACGAGAAACTCCGCAAATCAATTCTTACAACCCTATAAATCCATCAGGCTATGGCAAGACCGAAAAAACAAACCGTTGATTATTTCCCGCACTTCGTCAAGGGCGGGCGCACGATTTTCATCCTTGAAAATAAGTTCGGGAATGACGGATATGCGTTTTGGTTCAAACTCCTTGAAATTCTCGGGGAAAGTGAGGGGCATTTCTATGATTGTTCAAACGCTTCAAATTGGGAGTATCTTCTTGCCAAAACACGTGTCACAGAGGAAAAGGCAAAAGACATTATCAACGTCTTGATAAATCTAAACAAAATTGACATTGAGCTATGGAACGAACATCGTGTTTTATGGATTGCGAATTTTGTCAGAAACCTTTCAGATGTTTACAGAACCCGTAACACCAACCTCCCGTCAAAACCCTGTTTTGAAGACAAGAAACAGCCTGAACAGAAAGTTTCTTCCGAGAAAACACAGGATGAAGAACGGTTTTCTGCGCAAGAACCCCCTAAAGGAGAGGAAAGTAAAGAAAAGGAGAGCAAAGAAAAATATCCTTATCAGGATATATGCGCCTTGTGGAACTCAATCTGTGTTTCTCTGCCGAAAGTTCAAAAACTCAATGACAACAGGCGAGCAAAAATAAAATGCCGCTGTGACGAATGGGGCAAAAGCCGTGAGACTTGGATACAGACCGCAGAAGACATCTTCAAGCGTGTTCAGGCATCCGACTTCCTGACCGGGCGGCAATCCAACAAAAGGGCGTGGACGGCGACATTCGATTGGATTTTTGAGAACGGTTCAAACTGGATAAAGGTTCAGGAGGGCAACTACGACAACGATAAAGGCAGCGGCGTTCAGAACGGTTCAAAAGTCACAAAGGTTCAACTCGGTGTCGGCGAGTTCTATGACAACTCAGGGCACAGAACATACGGTTCAGGTAAGGCGATAATACCTCCTACAGCCCCACCCCGTCCGTCTGACAGACACGCTTGGGATTCATCATCAAACACTTGGATTTTATTATGAGCATAAATTGGGAAAAATACGGGATAAAAGCCCCCTACGGGCGTTCAGGGAACAGAAAGGTTTTCTGCCCACAATGCCATGACCAGCGTCACGACAAACGTGACAAAAGTCTTTCCATCAACCTTGAAACAGGCGAGTTCAACTGTCATTACTGCGGCTTCTCGGGCTGTGCAGCGGAAAAAGAGCCTTGGGAAAAAGAAGACCGCCCGTGGCGCAACGCCGCCCCCATACGCCGCGAGAAACCCGTTTACAAGAAACCCGCCCCACGTCAGGACTGTTCTTCAATCTCAGGGAAAGCCCTTGAATGGTTCAAGGGACGGGGTATCAGCGAAAAGACCCTGACGGCGATGAAAGTAACCGAGGGGCTTGAATGGATGCCGCAGAAGAACGGCAAAGCGAACACGGTTCAGTTTAACTACTACCATAACGGGGAACTTGTCAATACGAAATTCAGAACGGGAGACAAATGTTTCAAACTCTGTTCAGGCGCAGAACTTCTCCCGTACGGGATTGACAACATCAAAGGTACGAAAGAATGTATCATCACAGAGGGCGAAATGGACGCTCTGTCATTCTTTGAATGCGGACGGACGGATGTAGTCAGTGTTCCGAACGGGGCGAACTCAAACCTTGACTACCTCGATGACTATCTTGAAGAATACTTTGATGACAAAGAGACAATATACATCGCATCTGACACGGACACGAAAGGCGTTGTTCTGAAAGAAGAACTGATAAGGCGTTTCGGGGCTGAACGCTGCCGGATAATTGAATACGGGGACGGGTGCAAAGACGCTAACGAACACCTGCAGAAGTACGGGCGTGAAAGTCTTCTGAAATGTATCGCTGACGCTCCCGAGATAAAGATTGAGGGCGTTTTCACGCTGTCAGACTTTGAACAATCCCTTGACGCTCTGTTTGAGCATGGCTTGCAGAAAGGGGTAACAATCGGACATGACAACTTCGACCGATTGTGCTCTTTTGAAACAAAGCGTCTGTGTATCATCACGGGCGTTCCGAGTTCGGGTAAGTCTGAATTTATTGACGAGATTGCAGAACGGTTGAATATCCGCTACGGCTGGCGTTTCGCTTATTTCAGCCCGGAGAACGCCCCGCTGGAATATCACGCCTCAAAACTGATTGAGAAGTTCACGGGCAAACAGTTTGACAAAGAACACCTGACATACGGGGAGTACAAACAAGTGAAACAACACCTTGAAACAAATTTCTTCTTCATATCCCCGAAAAGCGATTTCAGGGTTGACGCTATTCTCGAAAGGGCGAAATTCCTTGTCAGACGCAAGGGGATTAAAGTTCTCGTTATTGACCCATATAACAGGCTTGAAGATGAAAGCGAGGGCAAGAACGAGACTAAATACATATCAAGGCTGCTTGACAAACTGACAAACTTCGCACAGCAGCACGATGTGTTGGTTATCCTTATGGCGCACCCAACAAAGATGCAGAAGAACAAAGACGGCGAGCCTGAGATACCGACACTTTATGACATCAGCGGCTCGGCTAACTTCTACAACAAGGCTGATTTCGGTATTGTCGTTCACAGAAACCGACTTGAAAACACGGTTGAAATCTACGTGAAGAAAGTGAAGTTCAGACACCTCGGAGAGTGCGGAATGGCTCTGTTCAAATACAACCTGAACAACGGGCGTTACAGCCCCTTTGTCAACGGCACAGAACCCGTTTGGGATAACAATAACCATTTACAGGAAGAAATCAAACGGCGTGAGCAGGAAGCCTTTGAAGCCTCTCAATTCAACTGGGATGACTTTCAGCCATCCGATGAAGAATGCCCGTTTTAACCATTTAACAGCAAAATAAATTTACAGACAATGGAAAAGATTAAAACTTATGTTCTTACACTATCTAAGTTCTTCCCCTCCACACACATACGCAAGGGAGAACCGACATTATTTCGTGACGCATTCAATGCAGGACAGGTTTTCAACAGAGGTTCAGCGTGTTTATACAGACACCCAAAGAAGCACACGATACGGTCAAACTATCCGCTATGGCTGAAACGCATCACAGAGGTTCAACAAGGCAAGGCGGTTCTCTCTGTCAGACAATGGACGGGAAAACCATACAGAAGCCCACAAGAAGAAATAGCCATGCTGACAAATGAAGACGGGATTGGGATTCAAGAACTGAAAATGATTGATTTATTCAGACCCATAACGATAAACGGAAACAGGGCTGAATTGCCTGATTTGGCGGCGAATGACGGCTTATCGTTCAACGATTGGTATGATTGGTTTAAAAGTTATGATTTAAAGCAGCCTATGGCGATTATTCACTTCACAAAATTCAGGTATTGACATGAAACCGAAAGAATTTTTTGACGCTGTTGTCCGAATGAGAGAAAAGCAGCGAGAATACTTCAAGACCAAGACAAGTTCAGCCCTGACAGAAAGCAAGAGACTTGAACGAGTCATTGATGACGAAATAGAAAGAGTTCAAAGAATTATTCACGAAAAACAGAATCCGAAGTTATGGCAAGATTAAATCAACGGGCGTGCGGCTATTGCATGAAAGAAAGAGGCTGTTCAAAACGGTCTGAATACATGAAAAGCGATAAAAGACACACAGGAGGAACGGCTGAATTAGCTGTTTCGTGTTCTGAGTTCATTCACTTCAACACAGATAAAGACCATGAGACCGAAAGGAAACGGCTTGATACCGCTTCACGATGAAAAGCAAGAAGAACGGGGCTTCTTCTGTATAAAGCTGGTTCAGTTTCTGAACACAGAAGCCGAAATGGGAACAGATGAATACAAGCGGCTTTGGGATGAACGGTTCTCAGCCGCAAAAAACGGTTGTTGCTTTTACAAAGACCGCTGCCCAATATATGAAAGAACGGTCAAAGACAGACCCGTACAACTGAATTTATTCACTTAAAAAATAACGAAAAATGAAGAATTATCAATTTGAGGAAATAACATTTTGGCTCTCGTTGATTGCGTGTTTACTGGCTTATGATGCAGAAATATTGTGGCTTGCAAAAATATTGGCAGGAATAAGCGTGATAAACTTTTTTTGCGCAATCGTTACGGCTTGGATAGATGTGAAACATAAAAAGAATTGAAAATGAAAATGAGAAAACAGAAAAAACAAATCCCTGCGGATTTCCGCAAACAAATGTATGAGAGCTACAAAGCTAATATGGCTTTCTACGGTAAACCGATAAGCCCGTACAAACAATGGCTGAAAGACGTGTTTAACACTAAAATACCGAACCATGACAAAAGATGAAATCAAAAGACTACCTTTTGTAGTGACGGCGTATCAAATGATATATTCTTCCGAAAGCCACTGCGGTATTTGTCATTTACCTTGGTCTGCTTGCGGGGCTGAACATATAGAAATTACCGATGATTACGGGGTGTTCTATGTATGCCCGCACTGTTGGGAAAAGAGTGATTTGCAGACCGTTTTAAAAGCAACAACGCAAGGTTATTTAAGTCAGTTTCATTCATGTGACACAGATGAAGATAAGGCGCATTTTCTTGGAGAACATAAGCTGGTTGATATATTGATGAAGACAGAACAAAAGTATGTATCAACCCATTCAAAAGACGATGAAAAGGAGGGCTACAAATGAAAGACAGTTTAGATGATGTTTGTGACCGTCTTCAAGAAAATCTTGGTCTCCTTGATGAAGCAATCAAAGAGTTAAAGGAGGCTTTGATAAACGTTCAGGAAGCTTTAGGAATGTCTGTAGCCGAGATTGAACGGGCTGTCAAACAAATAGCAAAGCTCGGGGCTGAATGTTTGATGACAAAAGCCATTGAACACAGTTTGGAGTACGAAATAGGAAGAATAAGCCTTGAAGATTATAAAATACGTTCTGAACCTGTTGAGCGTGAACCGCTCCCACCGTACAAAGAACGGCTGCATCCCCGGAAGCACTGGCAACGGAAACCCTATTGGCTCAGAACCCGGAGCAACCCTCAAAGACGGGGCTATCATTGAGCCTGAGAGCCTGAACACAAATGAAGTGAACGAAATACGAAAACAGATATTTAATCGAATAAAAAACAAGAAATTATGGGAAATTTTTCAATCAAAGAAGACCTCCTGAAACTGAAAGGAGCATTCATAACAAACTTCAAGGGGCGCACAGAAACCAAACGCTGCCTTGTCATCCCGGTTGACGATAGCGGGCTTTATGTCGGGGAAAAAGGCGTGTACCTGAACCTGACAGCCATAGAAATGGAAAACCCGCAGTACAAAGAAACACACTGTATCAAACAGTCACTTGACAAGGAGATATACGAAGCCCTGTCAGAAGAACAGAGACAATCCCTCCCGATTATCGGCGGCATGAAACCGCTCGTGAAGAAAGCCGCCCCACAGATGAACGTCAATTCAACATTTGACGGGGCACAGGCTGTCGAGAATGAAGACGATCTGCCGTTCTGATAAATTGAATATGAACACGGCTGAAAGGCGGTTGATAAAAGACAGGCAAAGGGGAGCAATCCCCTTTCTGTTTTCCAAATACCTCAAATAAGCCCCAAATTCGCGTTAAAATATGAAAGACAAAGAAAGTATCACAAAAGCAAAGAAAAGCCGCAGGACAACCGAAAAAACGCCCCTGCGTGACGTTTTCACTGTTATCTGTAAGACCGATTTGAAAGTAGAATGTGTAAAGGAGTTCAAATTTCACCCCGTCAGGAAATGGCGGTTTGACTATGCCGTGCCTGAACACAAAATCGCCCTTGAAGTTGAGGGCGGCGTATGGACGGGCGGGCGGCATACATCCCCGAAAGGCTTTCTCGGAGACATTGAAAAGTACAACACAGCCACGCTTATGGGCTGGCGTGTTTTCAGAACAACGCCTGACGAACTATACAGAAAAAAGACCCTTGATTTGATAAAAACGGCAATTTCAGGGTCATTTACCCCCTAAAAGCCCCCTTTTTTTCCTTAAAATGATTACATCATACACACTTTTCTGTATTTTTGTGCGTACAATGTAATCACTTATCAAAAAACAAGGTATGAAAGCAGAAACAGTTCATCTTTCACAAATTCAGGTTAACGGGGCGAACCCCCGTACAATCAAAAACGAAAAGTTTGAGAAACTTATTCGGTCTATCCTTATTCTCCCGAAAATGCTTGAACTTCGTCCGATAGTCGTTGACAACACATTCACGGTTCTCGGCGGGAATATGCGTCTTCGGGCTTTGACGGCTATTTCTGAGATGTCCCCCGCAGAAATCAACATCATGCTCGGGAAATGTTCAGGCTATGCACAGAAGACAGAAGCGGAACGAGACCTTTTACGCAGTCATTGGGAAAAGTGGCTCGACAGCCCGACAGCCCATGTTATCAAGGCTTCTGAACTGACAGACGCAGAACAGCGGGAGTTCATCATCAAAGACAACGTGGGTTATGGAGAGTGGGACATGGACGCTCTCGCCAATGAATGGGACACGGATGAACTTGTTGATTGGGGCTTAGACCTGTGGGAAGACAAGTCAGAGAGCGAAAGCGGAAACGGTTCTTCCTCCCTGCCGAACAGCGCACCCGAATCATCATTGTTTGACCGCTTTGTCGTACCCCCGTTCTCTATCCTTGATACCCGTAAGGGCTATTGGCAAGACCGTAAAAAGAAGTGGTATGACATCATCGGAGATATGGGCGAAAGCCGTAATGACACGCTTGTAACGAGCCTTGAAATCAAGTACAAAGACCTGTATCAAAGAACACGTGAACACAGAAAAGAACTTGGTATCACGTTCAAAGAGTACATCGAAAAGTACGTTCCCAAAGAAGACCTTGAACGTGAACAGTCAAAAATCGTTGCTCAGGGCGTTTCAATCCTTGACCCTGTTATGGCTGAAATCGTTTGCCGCTGGTTCGGGTTCAAGAACTGTCAGACGTTTGACTGTTTCGCTGGCGATAGCGTTTTCGGCTTTGTTTCCGCTTACCTTGGCAACCAATTCACAGGCATTGAACTAAGAGAACAGCAAGCGAACCTGAACAACGAGCGTGTCGCTGAAATGACCGCCCGTTACATTTGCGATGACGGTCAGAACGTGGCAAAGCACATTGAGCCTGAAAGCCAAGACCTCCTGTTCAGTTGCCCGCCGTACTTTGACCTTGAAGTTTATTCAGACCTCCCGAATGACGCAAGCAATCAGGGAAGCTATGAAGACTTCATTCAGATTTTAAGGAACGCTTTCACGGCGGCTGTCGGATGCTTGAAGAAGAACCGTTTTGCCGTCATCTGTGTGGGCGATGTCCGTGACCGGAAGACGGGCTTTTATTATGACTTCTGCGGCGACATCAAGCGGATATTCAAAGAAGCGGGCGTTCTTCTGTATAACGAAATCATCCTTGTTGAACAAACCGCTTCAACAGCCCTGAGAGCCGCCCGGTACATGGAGACAAGAAAGGTCGCAAAGACGCACCAGCACATTCTCGTGTTCTTCAAAGGCAACCCGAAAGACATAAAGAAAGAATACCCGAAAATTGAGTACACAGAAGAAGACATGGTTCAGTTTGAAGCCACTGAAACTTCTTCTGAGAGTGAAATAACTGAAAATGAATAAGACCATGCAAGCAAAAATCTGGAATCACGCCCAATGGGTCAAAGAAACAGACCCGGAAGCCCTGCGGGGGATGTTTGACGAACTTCTCCGTGAGGCGGGCTTCAATGTTCTGAGTTGCACGGAACATCATTTCAGCCCACAAGGTTACACGGCTTTATGGCTGCTTTCCGAAAGCCATTTTGCTGTTCATACGTTCCCTGAGTTCGGGCGAACATATATCGAACTGTCAAGCTGCAACCTTGATTTTTATCTGAACTTTCTTTCAATGACAAAAGAACTATGAGCAAGGCACAGGAAAAGAAAAGAAACCAACTGAAACAAGCCCGTCTCGAAATCGTGGCGGGAATGTACAAGCGGGGTTACAGCCTCAGAAAAATTCAATCAGAAGTCGTAAAAAGACTTGAACTGTCTTCTTATTCCCTCGCCACGGTTCACAAAGATGTGCAGACGCTTCTTGACGAATGGCGGGAAAACAGAATTGAAGACATGGACGCTGCTCTGACGCTTGAACTTGAACGTATTGACGAAACCTGCCGGGAACTATGGGAACAGTGGGAAAAGTCAAAGACTGATTACAACAAGACACAACGCAAGCAGAAAGGCTCTCCTGCCCGTGACAACGAGACGGGGCAGACTTCAATCAGGACGTATCAGACAGAGCGCACGGAAACGGAGGTTATCATGCTCGGAGACCCGTCATATATCGCCGAAATCAGGAAACAACTTGAAGAACGGCGTAAGTTGCTTGGTCTTTACGCTCCCGAAAAAAAAGACATCAACGGAAATGTATCTTTCGCCTCTCTGCTGATTGAAAGTGGCTTGTTGGATGAAGCCGAAACGCAGGACGAAGCAGAATAACCCCGATTGCGCCCGAATGTGGCTCTGAAATAATTCATTCGTATAAAGTTACCATTTGAAAACGAAAGCCCGGCACAGGGCGAATCAGCAAAAAATAACTCAATGAAGAAACAGAATAAAGATATTCTCCGCAAGAAAGGTCTTGAACTGATGAACCTATGGCGGGCAGACTGGAACAGGTTTGTCCGTGAAGCCCTCGGAGTGACCCTTGACAAAGAACAGCAAGAAATACTGTCAAGCGTTCAGCACAACAGGCGAACATCGGTTGCATCAGGCACAGCCCGTGGAAAGGATTTCGTGGCGGCTTGTGCCGCTATCTGTTTCTTGTATCTCACCCCTCGCTGGAGAAAGAACAGTTTGGGCGAAATAGAACTTGTTGAAAATACCAAAGTCGCTTTGACAGCCCCTACAGACCGTCAAGTAAAAAACATCATGATGCCTGAGATTAGCCGCCTTTTCAACAGAGCCAAAGCCCGTGGCGTTGAACTTATCGGCAAACTGAACGCCTATGACATAAGAACAAACAATGATGAATGGTTCCTGACAGGCTTCAAGGCTGATGAACACAACCATGAAGCGTGGTCAGGTTTTCATGCGGTTCACACGATGTTTGTCGTAACCGAGGCTACAGGTATCGGGGATGACACCTTTGCCGCCATAGAGGGAAACCTGCAGGGCGACAGCCGTATTCTTCTTGTCTTCAACCCAAACAAGACAGTAGGCTATGCCGCCAAATCTCAGAAAGGAGACCGTTGGCACAAATACCGTCTGAACAGCCTGACAGCTCCGAATATCACAAGCAAGAAGATTATTATTCCCGGTCAGGTTGACTATGATTGGGTGTTGGATAAACTTGAAAATTGGTGTGAGAAAATATCCCCCGATGAAATCATATCAGAAATGGATGACTTTGAGTTCGAGGGGCAATGGTATCGCCCGGAAGACCTGTTCAGAAAGAAAGTCCTCGGTCTGTTCCCGAAAGTCGATGAAGACACGCTTATTCCCCGTCAATGGCTTGAAGAAGCGCATGAACGTTGGAAACAAGCCAAAGGGCGTGAACCGCTTCGGGCTGACCTCAATATTCTCGGAGTTGACGTGGCTGGCATGGGGCGTGACGCAACGTGTTATGTCCTTCGCCGTGACAACTGGGTGGCTTCCTTTGACACACACAATTCAGGCGGCGTGGCAGACCACATGAAAGTGGCTGGAAAAATCATGGTTGCCCGCCGACAGAACATCGGTCTTTACGTCAGCATTGACACAATCGGCGAGGGTGCGGGCGTTTATAGCCGTTGCGTTGAACTTGAAGACGAACCGCATTATATCCTGAGTTGCAAGTACTCAGAGAGCGCAAAGACCCCTAACGGGCGTGAACTGAGCGACATCACGGGGCAAAACAAGTTCTTCAACATGCGTGCTTACCTGTTTTGGGCTGTCCGTGATTGGCTGAACCCAAGAAACAATACGGGAGCCATGCTACCGCCGGATGACAAGTTTGACGAAGAAGCCACGGAGATAAAGTTCTCGGTAAAGTCAAACGGCAAACTTTATATTGAGCCGAAAGAAGACATAAAAGAACGCCTCGGGCGAAGCCCTGACAAATTTGACGCTTTGGCTAACACGTTCTATCCCGTTCGGTATGCGAAACCTATCAACGTGAACAGAATTGCGAAAATGCTGCGGAGATAACAAACAGAATATTCAATTCAAAAAATATCAAACAATGACAATCGAAGAAATTTTAAATTCGGACATGACGGCAGAACAGAAAATTGCCGCCCTGAGTGAAAAGACCGTGAACGTCCCTGTTTGGGGCGGTAGAAAAGGGCTTGAAATGGAGTATAACCCGAAGTTTCACCCCGTCATGGATAGACAGAAATACCCCGACATCGTGAATGAAGACGGAATTCAGCAAGTGACCCGCATTGCGCTCGGCTTTCAGAAGCTCGCATCAAAGAGAATGACAGAACTGGTTACGGCTATACCTGTCAAGCGTGTGTTCAAACCTGAGAACGACAAACAGAAAGAAGTGGCGACATTCATAACAAGCGTCCTCGACAAGAACCGCATCGACAGCGTTGACATAGACCGTGTGAATAGGTTCTTTGCCGGATGCGAGATTATGACGTTATGGTACGCCCTTGAACAGAACAACACGCTTTACGGAAGAAAAAGCCCCCTGAAAATCCGTTGTCGCACGTTCTCCCCTATGCTCGGCGATGACCTATACCCCCTTTTCGATGAATACGGCGACATGATAGCAATGTCAGTCGGCTATCAAAGGAAGAAAGGGAGAAAGACCGTGAAGTTCTTTGACGCATACACGGCAAACAAGCACATCAAATGGTCTTCTGAAAGCGGTTCATGGCAGGAGATTGAGAATGAAGATATAACGCTTTTGAAAATCCCTGCAATTTACGCCTGCCGTCCTTTCCCGATTTGGGAATTCACATCAGATACCGTTTACGAAATTGAATGGTCTTTGAGCCGTAACGGTAATTATATCCGTGAGAACTCAAAACCACTGTTCTGTGTCTTCGCTGATGAAGCGATAAGATACGGCGATGAAAAAAGTCCTGATAAGGAAGCCCGTGCCGTCATGCAATACCCGAAAGGCTCAACAGCTCAGTATGTTACTTGGCAACAAGCCGTTGAGAACCTGAAATTCCACGTTTCAGAGTTGAGAAACCTCTATTTCACAATGCTTCAACTCCCCGACTGGTCTTATGAGAAGATGTCGCAAGTCGCTTTGTCAGGAGAGAGCCGGAAACAACTGTTCATTGACGCACAACTGAAAGTCAACGATGAAAAAGGACCGCTGATTGAGTTTTTCGACCGTGAAATAAATGTTATCAAGGCTTTCGCAAAGATTGTCTTCGGGGAAAGCTACGCCGCCGACATTGACGCCCTGAAAGCTGAAATCATCATTACCCCGTTCACGATATCGGATGAAAAGGATGACATCAACAACCTAATGACAGCCAACGGTGGCAAGCCTCTTATGTCCCAACGTGAATCCATTGAGCGTTACGGAAAGTCCGATGACGTTGACAAGACACTGAAAGAAATCAAGGAAGAAGAAATGTACGACAGCCTTGAAATGGCTGAATAACAAGAAAGGGGGACATTATGGCAATATCAAGAAGAAGACAACCGCCAAAGACCAAAGAACAACCGAAATTTCAATGCCGTAACTGCGGGCATAGCTATGACTGGCATGAAATAGGTGCAAACGGGAAACCGTTCATGTGCCGTTGCCCGTTCTATACGGGCGGCAAGTTCTGTCGCTTTCTCTCAGATCCTCAGTGCGAACATTTCATCAAACGGGAGGTAAACGATGGCAAGGCTGAATAAATGGGAACGTCAACACCTGAAAGACCTGTCAGCCCTTGACAAGCGCATAGAACAGATTTACGAGGCTGCTGTCAAGGAAGCCGCACGTATCGGTGCGACCATAAGCGATTTTAACCCCGACAGGCTTTTTTCTTTCAGCGACTATCCAATTACACGCAAAAGAATAGAAAAGCTGTTGTCGGGGCTAAAAAGCGGGTTGTCGGCGGCGATAGTCAACGGCATAAACTCCGCTTGGACGCTATCAAACAACAAGAACAACGAACTCGCCCGTCAGGTCTTCGGGGATAACGTGGGAAAACTCTCTCAGGCTCAATACCGCCGTTATTTCTCCACGAACGATGAAGCCCGTGAAGCGTTCATTCAGAGAAAGACAAACGGGCTGAACCTACCAGACCGTGTATGGAACTATACGAACCAGTTCAAGGAAGAAATAGAACTCGGGCTTGATGTCAGTTTGAGAAACGGCGTATCTGCCGAGGACATGACAAAAGAACTGCGTCAATACCTTAAATTCCCCGACAAACTGTTCAGACGTGTCAGGGATGAACACGGGGTTTTGCAGCTATCCAAGCGGGCGGCGGCCTTTCATCCCGGTCAGGGCGTTTACCGTTCTTCATTCAAGAACGCCCGCCGCCTCGCCGCCACAGAGACGAACATCGCTTATCGCACGGCAGACTATACCCGCTGGCAAGACCTTGATTTCGTTGTCGGAATTGAAATCAAGCTGAGTAATAACCACACTTTGAACGGCGTTGCGTTCAGAGACATTTGCGATGAACTGAAAGGGCTTTACCCGAAAACGTTCAAGTTCACGGGGTGGCATCCACATTGCCGCTGTCATGCCGAAACAGTATTGAAGACTGAGGAAGAAATGGCAGAGGACAACCGCCGTATTATGGCGGGAGAAGAACCCGTTCAAGGAAGCAAGAACGAGGTCAAAGATGTACCCGACAATTTCAAACAATGGCTTGCTGATAATGAAGACCGGGCAAAACGTATGTCATCTGTTCCGTACTTCATCCGTGATAACGTGAAGTTTATTCCTGAAAGGTTCATTCAGAACATGGGAACACTGAAAGGTGGTCAGGATGCGGGGCTTATTGAGAACCTGAAAGAAGCCTTTCTGAAACTCAAAGACCCAAACTATATCACGGGCAAAGAAGTTCAGAACACGATTAAGACCTTTGCCCAGAACAATCCCGATTTATTCCTCGGTGGGTTGACTGATGTCGTAATAACACGAGCTAAAGGCGTAAGTTTCTTTATGGCAAACTCCCGGTCATATCTGACCTCCACAGGGGCTTATAACATGGCGGGGAACACAATCAAGATTGCCAACCGGGAATTCAGGCTTGTCAGCGGCGAGATATTCAACCCGCTTGAAGAAGTCAAGGGGGCTTTAAAAGCCATATCCACGGGTGTTGATATGACATTCAAACAAGAATACGCCCTTGAAAGCCTATGGCATGAAATACGCCATGCGCAAGCTGTCGGTTGGAAAAACCTGAGAAATAAAACTGATTTAAGAAGCCGTTCAATGGAAACTATCAATCAGTTCTGCGCACGTCATTCATACCGTGACTTTGTGAAAAGCCTCGGAGGAAAGGCGGTCAACGCTAAAGAAATCATTGAACGGGGTTATGGTTATGGGCGTTTCGTTTCTAATTTTCAAAACCTATTGAAGCATATAAACGTCACACAAGCAGAAGCGCACGCCCATTTCAAAGACATCATTCTGAAAACCCCGTATGAAGAAATCCACGAGGAAATCGTGAAGTTTGTTCAAGCGAAAAGTAAATATGACTTGAAAACAGCAAAAGAACTTGTTAAAAATCTCAGAATGTCTTCAAGTGAATTTGCAGAAACACTAAGAAGAATCAAGGGTGCGTAACCGTCCGATAAAAATCCAACTTCATATCAAGCGGAAGTTTATCAGCGTACCTTGCCATCCTGTTATTATCCCCTCGGGTATGAAAAAGGGTGGCAAGGTCTAAATATGCAGTATCTTCCCCCACAATAGCCAAATAACGCTCCTTGTCAGATATTCCGATGTCTTCACGCTCTTTGTCTGTTATATTATAATCAAAAACTGTTTCCATACTCTTTCATTTTATGGATTTCCAACAATTCGCAAAAACATTACCGGAAAACCCACCGAATGAATTATCTTTTTTCGAATTATTATTTTTGTAATCATCCCATTGTTTCTCGTAATCAATGGATGCCTTTTCTTTCAAAAGAATTTCCAATTCTGATTGAGAAAGCAACTTCATATCAGGGGTAATATTTATTTCAAGACGCTTCCCCGTTTTCTCTGTCTCCATACTCTGAATATAGTTTAATTGTTAAGTTATTTTCTCCGAATTTGACGTACAAACGCTTTACTTTCCAAATTGGTGTAAGTCTCCACGTTTTAAATTATCGCCCGGCATTCGGGCGCATTCAAAGCCGTTCAAGAACATCTAAGAACTCCTGTTTTGAAATACCGATGTTTCTCAGATTGTTACGGACGATAAACTCAGGAATAGGATTTACATGGGTCTGAATGATAACGGGGCGTGTCATCCCCTCTTTTATCCATGCCTCGTGCCCGCCTTTTGTCCGGGTCTTTGACAATCCAAGCCGTTCAAGAACAGTACGAAACTCGGCTATTGTGATATTTGCCAATGTTCTCATGCCAAAGCGGGGATTCTTGCGGGTGCAACAACACGTTCAAAACTCAAATTACTTCCCAATAGTTTTTTCATCTCGGGTTTCTTCATAAGAACCGTAAATGCGGGCGGCAATATGCTCTTTTTACGGAATTTCCAACCATGCGCCAACAAGTCATCATGGAGCGTTCCAGCTTCAACACAACATTCAACATGAAGTTGAAACATTTCATAAAAAGAACTTATCGCATCATTGTAAGTTTCGGCACAAGTCGATAAGTCGAGAGCTGGACAATAGGCGATATAATTCCCATCTTCCCTAAAGATGTAAAATTCCAAAGAAAAGCGGTATTCAGTAGCCGCATTATCTTTCGCTTCTGCTTTTAAAATCAATTTATCAGCCATAATATTTAAAATTTATTTATTAACATGATACACTACTCGTATGCTGTTCAAACGTTCTTGAAACAAAACATCTTCACGCATTTTCCGTATATTGAACCTTGTTTGCAAGCTTAACAATGGTTCAGCTTCAACCCCCAGCGCAGCCTCAAATAACAACGCTGTTTTCTCTGTCAAGGGACGGCGACCATTCAAAATCTCATTCAACGCAGAATACGCAATTCCCATTTGCTCCGCTAATTTACACTGCGAAATCCCCCTGTATTCGATTTCTTCTTTCAAAATCACCCCCGGATGCGTGGGAAACGCAGGTTCAAGATTATTAGCAATCATTTTAGGGTCAACCCCTTGTATTGTTGTCATCATACAATTCGATTTATATAACGATTTTACTTCTGTCATTGCAAAGATAATCATTTTACTATTATCTTCACGAATTTTGCGAAGATTATTTTTGAAAGCCTCAAACGGGTAAACAGAACAATATGATTACACCGCAATCACAAATACCCTCGATTTGCCCGTTTTTAGCCCCGCTGTTGAATTTTCGCAATCAACCTCGTTAAGTTATAAGCCAACTTAAAATAATGTCTTAAATCGGCTTATTCGGGCTTGCTTCATTTCTCAGCCCGTGAACGTTTTTTTCTGCGCCTTACTGTGAATCGCCTCTTGAGTTATCAGGCAACGTTTCCCGTCATACGGTGTACCGTCAGGCAAACCGATGTTGTACAAGCGGTTGACCTTGCAGCCGATTTGCTCTGCCGTGAAGACATCATAAATCGCCGCAAGTGACGTGAAGAAGAACTCTGTTCTTTCGTCATCGTTCAATGGAGGTTCTTTGAACTGAACCCGGTAAATCGTCTTTTGCTCTTTCGCCATAGTCTTTTTCTGTTTAACGCCCCAACCTTGTGTCAGGCAAACCCCATTCCCAAAATCAGGGCGTGCGCCTGACCCGTCAGGGTCTTTTTTTATACTACGTTAGTAGTATTTTTTTCTATATAATATCCTTTCCTCTCCTTTTCTTTAGGGGTTTCTTGCGCAGAAAACCCCTAATCAAACAGAGTTTTCTACGAGAAAACCCGTATTATCTACGAGAAAACCCAAAAACATATATATTTATTAACACTGATATATGTTTATTAAAGTCCAAAAAATCGGCTTTAATGACCTTTTATGCCTTGTTTTGGGGGCGAAATATGGTATTTTGGGGTCAAAATTTGAGCCTATTTTAGTTTTCTCGTAGAAAACTCGCATTTTCTCGTAGAAAACCACAGAAAACCAATTCCACTATAAATCAATCTGTTACTCCCTGTAAAATCCGTAAATCTCCTCTCCGTCATATTTTGCGCTCACCCCTGCCAAATCATCGTTACAGTAGTTTTTGCCGTCCGAAGTGTAAACAGAATGCAGTTTGCTGTCAAACATACAATGACATCTTCCCCTGCTCGTTATCTCGCTTTCAATATCGGAAAACCAAAGGCTTTCGGGCTGTTTCTTCTCGCCGTTATAGGTGAAATACAAACCCTCAATCTTGATTGGTTTGTGAGTGATTTGCTCCACGGTTATAGAGGCGTTAAACCGTTTGATGTTCCGGGCTACATCTGCACCCCAAATGCTGATAATTATTTTTATCGCCTCCAAGTCGCCATCCCAAGCAATCATGCTCTCGTGGTTATTGTACTCATAGAAATACACCTCTTGCGGGTCGCATTCTTCTCTTATTGGGGTATCTCTATCCTCGTAGAACTTGAAAAACTTATCCAAGCCCTCTTTTGTTCCGTAAGCACCTCCAACGCCCCGTAAAACCTTGTCGCCGTCTTTGATATGCCCGAGCTTGACAAGATGTTTGTACCCCTCACCGAATTGCTGATTGCTAAAAGCGAAGAAAACGCCACATTCATCAGCATCGGGATGTTGGTCTTTGATTTCCCGATAGCGTTTCACAGTTTGGGCATTCATCATTACAATGCCGCCCTCGTAATTATCCCAATCACGATAATACCGGAGTTCTCCTTTTGTGGTATTGATTACCATAATGTCCTTTTCTTCCATAACTTGAAAATTTTATTGGGGTTAATACTGAATTGATTTTTCTAAATACTTCTTTGCCTCTTCATACAGTTCGGCTTCTGTCAAGTCATCTGAACTTGGTTCAAAACCAGCCCAAAAAGCGGCTTCGATGATACTGCTCATGTTGTCTTTCATAATTCTGTCCTCCTGATTATTTGATATAAAACGAAAATTTGATACCTCTCCTGAGTTTGCATACGCATTTGTCTTCAACGCTGTTGAAAGCCCGCTTCAAAAGTTTATTGAACATTTCAACACCGATAAGAGCGATAGCCCCTGAAACGCCAACCAGCTTGTGAACCTTGTTTCCCTCGCCGTCAACGCCTGAAACCTTAATTCTGAAATTACGGTTGATTTCTCTTGTGCTGTATGCTAAACTCACTGTCTTCATATTTCTGTTTTTTGAGGTTTAAAAGCGATTACACATCAATCACATTGCAAATATAAGTTAAGCATTTTGAAAATAATCAACTTTTCCTGATAAAAATTAACTGAACAGATTATTTTTAACCCCACTTAACTCCATTTCAGTAGTATTTAACTCCATTATTTCAAAAACAGCTTCAAAACAGCTTAAAAGCATATTTTATAACACAAAAACTGAGACAAACAAGAAAAAAGTATTATTTTTACGAGTATATTGTAATCACTTTAAGAAATAAACCATAACTTTGTTGCAGTAAACTTATCAGTTAAACAAAGAATTCGTTATGAAACAAAAGATTTTAGAAGCGTTGAAAGCCAAATTTCCGGGGGTCAACGCAAATGTATTGAACAGGATTGCCGACAAATTCGCCAAGACTGTAACTACTGATGAACAAGTTACAACTGCCGTTGCAGGGGTAACAAAAGAGTTTATCGAAAT